CTAGGCCGTTTTTCTTTCCCCCGATACGCTGGGGGACTTCTGGGGGACTGGCGCGCCCTTGCGAGCGATTTCCAGCAGGTTGATGCTTTCCCTCCCGCTCGGGCGGCGGATGCTTTCGAGCGCGTCATGCAGCTCGGCCAGCTGCGCCGAAGCGTAGTGGGCCGTCATCGTCTTGCCCGCGCTGTGCCACAAGATCTCGTCCTGGGTTCGCTCGGCCACACCGGCTTCGCGCAGGCGCATGCCTGCGGTGTGCCGGAGGTCATGCACGTGCAGATCGCCGAGCCCGGCTTCCTGCCGCGCGCGCTGCCATGCGGTGTTGTTCATCGAGCTGACGGCCTTGTGGGTCGGGATCGTGTCCGACCCGGGCTTCACCTGCTTGTGGTAGGTGAAGACCCGTTCCTCATGAATGCCGCGCTGGCTGTCGATGATCGACTGCGCCACCGAATTGCAGACCAGGATGCGCTCCCGCTTCCGGCCTTTCACCCATCGACGCGGCACGACGAACACGGATACCGTGACACCTTTCCGAATCGTGATGCGCCTTTCCCACTCCCACCGGAGCTGACAGACCACGCTCTCGCGTGCTCCGGTGTTCAAGCTGAACAGCACCATCTTCCCGAGATGGGGTGGCAAGCAGGGCAGCAGCTTGCGCTGCTGGACCCAGCTGATCGGGTGCGGAGGCCGCTGGTCCGACTGGTCCAGCATGCGAATCAACGGCGCCGTTTCCAGCCACGTCCGGCCGTTCTCCAGCCGCCACTCGCGCGCGGCCAGATTGCAGATCCTGCGCACCAGCGACAGCGCATTGTTGATCGTCTTTGTCTTGCGGCCGGCGCGCAGCCGCTCGTCGACGAACGGCTGCAGGGTCTGGTTGCCGATCTGGTCCAGCAGGAGGTGGCCACAATGCGCGATGACAGGCTTCAGCAGGGCGATCTCCGTGGCCAGCGAGATCTTGCCGCGTTTGGCCTCTTCCTCGACATAGTGGGCTGCTGCCGCATCCAGCGTGATGCGCGGCCGCTCTCCCATCACCAGCACGCGCCGCAAGGCGGCCTTCTGGTCGATCAGGTAGGACTCTGCCTCTCCAAAACTCGGGAAGCCGCGGCTGCGAATGCGCCGCTTCTTGTACCAGGCATCGATCTGCCAACTTCCGTCGGCCGACGGGTAGATGCCGGGCGTTTTAGCACGTCCCATGACTTTTCTCCTTTCTCGCCGGGACGCTCGCTACCGGCGCTGATTTTATACTGATCCCATGCGGCATCCAGGTCACTTTTTTCGTAGACGATGGAGGTGCCGGCGCGGATGCCCTTGCCGGCCAGCATGGGCTGGATGTTGGTTTCGAAGAAGCGCCGGCGCACGCCGAGGTAGGCTTGGGCTTCCTGGGTGGAGTAGCAGCGTTTTTCCATGCGCTACGTCCTCCATTCGGGCTGGGGTAGCTCGTCGCCGGCCTCGCTGCGCCGGCGGTAGATCTTCGCCAGATCGCCGGCAATCGAGTGCCCTCGCCGGCGTGCCACGTTGGCCAGGCGTGCGCGGTCGGCATGGTTGCCCGTCGCCTGGCGCAGCAGGCCGAGGTAGCTATTCGCCGCGGCGTATACCTCGGTCGCCGGCATTTCCGCCAGGCGGCTGGCGGCAACATTGACGGTCCTGGTGCGCGTGGTGCGCACCCACGGTCGGATGACCTGGCCAACGAAGTCGACACCGCGTGGAATGGGCTGCAGGATGGTCTTCTTCGGGTTCAATTGCACGCCCAGGCGGCGCGGCAGGAACGCATCGATGTCGGCCAGCGCGCCATTCAGCCACTGCGGCGATTCGTGCAGTAGCAGGAAGTCGTCCACGTAGCGGATGTAATGGCGGCCGCGCAGCTGGTGCTTCACGTGCTGGTCCAGCGCATCGAGGTGGACGTTGGCGAAAAACTGGCTGCTCAGGTTGCCGATCGGCAGGCCACGGTGCTTGGGCTGGTTCAATAGGCTCTTGTGGGCCGGCACACGCGCCATGAACTCGCGCGAGCTGTGAAAGAGCGCGGCGGGGCGAGGGTCATGCATCAGCACCAGGTCGGCCAGCCACATCCACCAAGGCTCCGTTACACGCGCGGCGAGCTGCTCGCGCAAGACGTGCTTGTCGATCGAGACGAAGAAATTGGCCAGGTCGCATTTCAGGTAGTGGGCCGGCCTGGACCAGTTCTGCGTGATGCTCCGTACCTTGGCTTCGAGGCGCTGGGCGGCATAGTGCGTGCCGCGGCCGGGAATGCAGGCGCAGCTATCTGTGATGAACGCCGCATGGAAGCGGCCGGCGATGCGGTTGTACAGCAGGTGATGCACCACGCGATCAGGAAAGCTCGCTGCCCACACCTCGCGCGGCTTCGGGCGGAGCGTGACGAAGCAGATCGACCGGCCTGGCTGATAGGTTCCGTTGGCCAGGTCGCGGTAGAGCTGCATCAGGTTGCGCTCGAGCTGCTGCTCGAACTGCAATGCGCTTCGGGTGTTGCGTTTGTTGCGGCGGCAATCGAAATATGCCTGCACGATTTCCTCGAAAGAAAGGCCAGCATGGGCCGCGTCAGTTTGATCTGCGGACGACGCGCGCGTGAAACCGGTTGTCCTTGTGGTTGTAGTTCTGGTTGCCATTGCCGAAGTTCTGGATCCAGGCATAGGACGGGTTCTCCGCGTTCTGCGTCGCATCGTGCTATCTACGTCGCCTCGCCGAAGGCTCTCGCCGATCAGCGGGGAAACTGCGCTGGACCAGACCCGGGCATGCCCGGCGGTATCCTCATTGCGCGTGGCGGTGGCCTGACGGGGCCAGCGGCACGACCAGATAAAAATCGCACGGACCTGACCGCCGTAGCGGTCAGGCAACAGGCGATGATGCGGAATGCCTTCGCCAACCATTGGCCTGTTTCCCCGCGCTGTCAGTGAACTGGATCGCGGATGCGTATTGCTTCGTGGAAATGAAGCGCATGTCGCGAGAAAGGCGTAGCAACAGCTCAACGACCTGCACATGCTCAAGCAGTGCGCTGAGGTGCGGCACCTTCTCCGTGCCCTGTGCAACGTTCGCCCGAAAGATCAGCGTGACGATCGTCAGCGCCTCGTCGCGAATGCGACCACCGAGCGACAGCTTGAAATCGCGCGGCATATTCCGGGTGATGTCGGTCACTTCTTTGAACAGGTCATAAGCCACCTTGTAGATGGCCAAGTTGGTATGAAGCGCCATGCTGGAAAATTAAATCGGGGCCGCTTACGCGGCCGAATTGATAAAGACTGAATTACTCAATCAGCTCTCTGCGGACGACGCGCGCGTGAAACCGGTCGTCCTTGCGGCCGTAGCCCTGGGTGCCATGGCCGAAGCCCTGGATCCAGGCAAAGGACGGGTCCTCCGCGTCCTGCTTGCCGGACCAGTAGCAGGCGGGCAAGAACTCCTCATTGAGGTTGGCGCGGAGCAGGCATTGCTCGCTCGGGTCGGGCAGCACGCCGCCGGTAGATGCGGCCCACTCAACGGCCTCGTCATAGGTGACATCCTTGGCCACGCTGGGGAGCAGGATCAGGCGGTAGTCGGCGGCGCGATTCTTGCCGAGCATGATGCCGGCGTAGCTCTCGCCGGCAGCCAGCAGCGGGCGCACCGCGTGGGCCGACGGCGCGATGGTGGTGGTCAGGCTGTCCAGCCAGACCTTCATGAACGATTTGGCGGGGATGGTGACGTGCGCCTCGCCGAGCTTGAAGGTCACGTTTTCTGCGACTTGCGTCATGTGCTTGAGCTCCTGATGGAGAAATTTTTGCGCGGGGCCGCTGACGCGGCCCGAATGGATAAAGGGCTGAATTACTGAATGATCAGCATGCTGCGGACGACGCGCGCGTGAAACCGGTAGCCCTTGCGGTTGACGTACTGGTAGCCACTGCCGAAGCCCTGGACCCAGGCATAGGACGGGTACTCCGCGTTCTGCGTGGAGGTGAAGTAGTAGCCTTCCTCGAAGGCCTCGGGGCCGCCGGCCTGGAAGGCCTCGGCCGCGGTCTGGGTGGGGGAGTCTTCCGTGTAGGGGTAGCCGGCCGGCACGCTGCTCGGGTTTTCGCCATCGCGGAAGCTGGCGATATTGCCGGCGCTGGGCTTCAGGTTGCGGTGGAGCAGCTCGGCCTCGTCGCGGGCCGGTACGTGCCAGTCATCGAGGCCGTTCAGCTGCAGGTCGATGGCCCACTTGGCCAGCTCGCTGCCGGCCTCGGCCATCGCCAGGGTGTTGGCGCGGCCGTCGAAGAAGCTGGTGGCGCCGACGATGTTATCGTCCGACGTGTGCCAGGCCACGCGCAAGCGCTCGCCGCCGTCCTTCGGGGCGGACACCAGCACGTGCACGCCGTCGGCCTTGCGGATCTTGCCGGCGAAGAAGCCGCCGCCGACGGGTTGGCCAAACTGGAGCGCATCGGCTGCAGCCTGGGTGATGGTCTTCTGGATGGCTTGGGTTTCAACTGCGGTGATTGCGGTCATGCGGACTCCTTGGTGGAGGGATTGGCCTCGATCGAGGCGGAAGTGGGAACTGCGGTGAGATGCTGGCGTGCGGGACCGCGTGCCAGCTTGCGACGCAATGCGATGGCCTTCTTCAGTCCGGCGTCACGCACTGCGGGGTTGGTGGCGGCCACGCGATCGCGGGCCAGCCGAATGGCGGAATCAATGCTGTCGCCGGCGGCGACGCGCCAGCCACTCTCGACGTGCGAGACTGCGTAAACCGGGCCGGCGCCGTTGTTGACCAGGGCATGCACTGCGCAAGAGCTGGCTGGCATGCCTGGGATTTCGATGGTGTGGCCGATTACCTCTTCGAGGTATGGCGTATTGGTGAACTGGCTCACGCAGACGATGTGGAACCTCATGCCGTCTCTCCGGTGTTGGTGCGGAGGGCGGCATCGATGCGGTCGCGGATGACCTGCAGCGTGAGCGGGGCAGCTTCCCGAACCTCGAACGCTGCTTGAACGCGGCGCTGCTCGGCGGTCATCGCGGAGCCGTTCATATGGGCCAACATCGAGCCGAGCAGCGCGACGAACCGTGCCGCGTCCTGCGGATCGTCGGCGCCGACGGCGCGCCGCTCGAACCACGCGCGAATCGAATCGGCAACCTGTTGCGGATCACAGACCGAGCCCCCGGGAACGGTGTCGCGCAGCAACTGCTCGACATCGAGGTCGAGCTTGTCGGAGGACCACTTTGCGGCTCCGTGAGTGGCAATCGCGCGGTGGTTATCCAGGCCTTTTGCTGATCGCCATTCATCGACGGAGCTGTCGCCATCAATGGCGACACGTGCGGCCATGACCGCGGTTTGGACCGCCTCTTTCCAGACGTTCGCGCCGGGCTCGTCCAGAATGGCTTTGCACAGCTCGCCGAACTCCTCGGCTAGGGCGATGGTCATGATCCTATCGCCCGGAAACTTCGCGCGGGCGCGCCGCAATTCAGCGGACACATCCGCCATAAAGCGCATGGTGGGGTCGCTCGGCGCGGCCTGGGCGCGCAGCAGCTCCATCGCATGCTGCAGCAGCATCTCGGCGCTGTAGTCGTGCGATGCGATGCGCGCCTCGAGCTCGTCCAGTGTGTACGGCTTCTTGAAAGGCGACGGGATCATTGGGTGCCTCCGAGCTGGGGCAGCAGGGCGTGGAAGGCCTGCAGGAGATGGACTTGCTTCGGCGTGAGGTCGACGGCCTGGCCATCGACCGAGATCAGGACCGAGCCGTCCGCGCGTGCGATCACGGCCACGTCGGTGGGCAGGATCTGCACGGCGGGAGTGGGGTCAAAAAACTCGGTGGTCGGCGCCAGCGCCGCGGCAAGGGCTGGCCAGGGCGCCTCCGGCAGATCGGCCGGAGGCTGCTCTGCCGCTTCTGGCGGCGGCAGCGGGGCCAGGTGGTAGCGGCCTTCGTGCACGGCAAGCCGCCCATCTCGAACAGCGATGGAGAGATAGGCGCCCGGGTGCACGCCGGCCTTGAGGCCCATCGCCTCGACCAGCTCGGCATTCGTCGCCGGGCCGTGCTCGGTGATGTGCTCGATGGCGAGCTGGACGCGGGTCTTTTCTTTCGGCTTGCTCGCGTCAGCCTTGGCGGCCGGCGCGAGGTTGAAGGCGCTGGCGGGAAACGCCGGCGGCCGCGGCGCACCGGCGGCGGATACCGTCGCTTGCGACGGGAGATCGATGTCGCGGTCAAGCATCAGTGCCTCCCACAGCGGTGAAGCCCTCGGCGCTGTCATCCGCACCCGCGGTCCAACAGATGACCCTCAGGCCTGCGGTGGTATAGCGAGGCACCTGGTGGCCGAGCTGCAGGGTGATTTCGCCCTGGGCGGTCTTCACACGCGTGATTCTGGCGGTCAGAGGGAGCGTATGTGCGCCACGCGGTGCGCGTGCGGCTTCGGGCGCGCGCCGGGCGTACATGGCACAGGGGCCATCCTCGCTTTCGTAGATCTCGATCAGTTGCCAATCGTCGCCCTTGGGGCGGGAGGGGGTCCAACTGCGGCAATCCGTGCTCTCTGAGTCGATATAGCGCTCGAACGCAGCGGCATCGTCGGACTCCATGTCGATGAACGAAGTCTCGAGGCCGAAAGCGGCAAGGAATTCGTCGAGATGCACGTCCTCGCCAGTGATCGGCATAGCGGGGTGCTGCAGGTGGCCGTCCTGGTCGCGAACGATGTCGCGCGGTGCCAGCAGCTCGGCGGCGAGATCTTCCAGATTGCGCGGTGACGCGAGGGCGCAGTGGTTGATGAGGGCATTGGTCAGCACGTGCCTTGCGGCCCCGCGCTGATGCAGCATCATGGCGAAATTGGCCACGTCGATGGGCTTGCCCTTGAGGACGGCGCCGACCAGCAGCGCGGCAATGTATTCGACGGTGCTCTCCTCGGGGTCGTGCCAGCCGCCGCGGCCCTCGGCGCGCTTCTCGGCCAGGCGCTGTTTCATCGCCTCGGCCGTGCCGTCGACGGCGATGTCGTCGAGGTGTTGCTGCTCCTCGTGGGCGATGACCACGTGCAGAGCATCCTCGACATCCAGGGCCGCGTTGCGCTCCTGGATCTGCAGGTCGCCCTTGAGGTCGTGGTGTGTGCGGCGCATGTTGAGCGCGGCGAGCCAGCTGCGGCCGGCACTGACCAGGTTGGTCAGTGCTTCACGCATGGTGCCGACGGCGCTATCGTTCATTGCCATGTCAGGCCTCCTCGGTGGCGGTGGGGTGGACCAACAGGTCGTGCAGCTCGACGCCGCTCTCCAGCGCATGGACGACCCATGCAGGCCGCTTGCCGCGCCCGGTCCAGGTGCTGCCGGTCCTCGCGTCGCGGTAGCGCACGCCGGCGAGCGTGACGATGGGGCCGAGCGGATCGGCCGGGTCGGTGGGAGTCGACGCCGCGTCGGTCGCCGGCAGATCCTGTTCCGGCTCGGTCGGCGGCGTTTCGTCGGTGGTGGTGGCAGGCGCGCCGGGGCGGCGCAGAATGGCGGGCAGCCAGCGGCGGCCGTCGAGGTATTCCTCGGCCGCGCCGATCATGGCTTCCTTCTTCATGCCGGCGATGGTGTTGGCCGCGTCCTCGCCGACGGCTTCGCGGACCGCCTCCATGCGTCGCGTCTTGGGCACGCTGGCCAGGTAGGAGCCGGCAGTGGCACACCACCAGTCGGCCATGTCCAGGTCGACCGCCTCGGCGAGCTGGTGGGCGTGCTCATGCACCGCCGAGTCCTCGCGCGGGGCCTGCGTGTCGACGGTGTGTGCCACGCAGACGGCCAGCAGGTCGAGCTGGTCGGCCTGGCTGAGCGTCTGCAGCCAGGCGAACAGATCCTGGTCCTCGCCGGGCAGTCGATCCTCCCAGTGGGCGACGCTCGCCTCCATGCTCTGCCAGGCGCGCGAGTTTTCCAGGTCGTCGGCCGTGCGCTGGATGATGCCGCGCTGATCGCTGGCGGAGATCTTGGCCAGGCCGCTGTAGCGCCAGCGGTAGTCCGTGCACTTCGTGAAGATCTGCGGCACCAGCGCGCGCAGCAGCAGTGCCAGTGCGATGCCCGGCGAGCTGGCCACCAGCGCCTGCAGGGCGGCGGTGCGGTGTGCCGTCAGCTTGTTGACCAGGCTCTCGGACAGAGCGCGCTCGACGGGCCCCTCGGGGGCGGCCGGCCGGCCGTCGTCCGGCGCGCCGTCATCGTCCGCAGCGTTCTTGGCCTTCTTGCCCTTCTCCGGCTTGATGAGGCCGCGGCGGATCTGCAGCGTGCCGTCATTGGCGATGGTCACGACGGCGCCAGCCTTGGCCATCTGGCGGTCGGAGAAGGTCTCGATGCTGGCCTCGATCGCTTCGATCTTCGCCTCGACCTGGCCGAGCTCTTCCAGCATCGCCTCGTCTTCGACATCGGCGCTCGCATTCAGCCTGTCGATCTCGTCGGCGCGCTGGCGCAAGGTGACCAGTTCTGCCTCCTCGTCGTCCGACAGCGCCCGCTTTTTCGGTTGACTCCTGCCGTACTTGGTTTCGTCCGAGTAGGTCCAGCTGTCCGCCGTCTCCACCCAACTCCAGCCCTCGGCCTGCAGGGTTGCGGCGGCGCTGGCCAGCTTTTCGTCGGCGAGCTTCTGCAGCAGCTTCGCATCGCCGATGAAGCCGCCGCCATCGCTGAACAGGTCGCGCACGACCGGGCCGCCGGCGGCCTCGTAGGCGTCCAGGCCGACGAAGCGCGCGAGCTTGTTTTCCGCGACGTTGATTGAGTCGGCTTTGACCAGCGCCGCGCGGATCTGGCGGGGCGCGCGGTGGTACGCGGCGGCGTCTTTGATCTTTTTCCAGACGCGCAACTGGGCATCGTGGTCGTCGGTGATGGCGAAGGCCATCAGGTGGTCGAGCGCGATTTCTTCGGCGCGGTAGGCTTCGATCAGCGTCGGCGCCACGTTGGCCAGCTTGAGGCGGCGCTGCACCGTCAGCGGCGTGGTGCCGAAATGCGCGGCGACCTCCTCGACCGAGCTGCCGTCATCGATCATGTCGCGGAAGGCCTCGAACTCGTCGGCCGGGTGCATCGCTTCATGCATGTTCGCGGCCGCGCTGGCTTCCTTGGGCGCGTTGCCCTTGTAGACCGAGCACAGCACGCGGTGATCGTCGGTAATGTCGCCGTTGTCGAGTAGCCACAGCAGGGCCAGGCGCCGGCGGCGGCCATCGATCACCTTGTAAGGGGCAGATGGCGTGTCCTCGATGATCAGCGGCTCAAGCAGGCCGTGGTGCTTGATCGACGCGGCAAGTTCGCGGATGGTCTGCGGCGGGCGCTGGCGGACGTTGTTGGACGAGACGACCAGATCGCGCACGCGAACGGTCACCAGTTCTTGGTCTTGGCTCATGGTGGTGGGCTCCGGGATTAGTCGGTGGTGGCCACGCCGTCCAGTTGCATCTTGTGCTGGACGATGGCGTTGGCGAGGGTGAAGGCGTCGAGGCGGGTTCGGCCGATGGCCGATTCGATGAAGGGCGCGGCGGTCCGAAGGGTGCTCGCGTCAAGCGGCGTCACGGCGAGGGTGCCGGTGCGCTCGAAGCGGCTGAGAATGGCGGTCATGGCACGGCGGGCCGACTGAATCTGCAGGCGGTAGTCCGCCATGCGCTGGACCTGCGAGATGATGGCCAGGATGTCGAGTATGCGCAGCAAGCGGTTATAGGCGAGCGGCGTCGGGTCGCTGATGAAGGCCACCAGGTCGGCATGGAAGGTGAGCTTCAGGTGCAGCGTGTTGCCGGGCATCATGGGGATGCGCGGCGGGCGTGCTTGGCGGGCGGTCTGCGTGCTCATGACAGGCTCCCGATGAAGGATTCCTCGCCGATGATCGCGTCGAGCTGGTCGTAGAGCTGGAACAGCGTGCCGTTGTTGTGGATCTCGCGATCGTTTAGCTGCAGCTTGAGACCGACCTCGCTGACGTGCGGGTTGACGGGCAATGCGGCGGTGCGCATCAAGCGGATCAGGATGCCGCCGCGCTCGCGGATCATCGCGGCTTCGTTCTCGAAGCGCACGTCGGTGAAGACCACGTCCAGGCCAGCGAGCTTGTCGAGCTCGCGCGCGGCGACGTCCACCCAGATGCTGGAGCCGATATGGGTGCGAGCCCATTCGGTGCCCAGCGTCTGCATCAGCTGGCGCGGCGAGCGGTTGAGCCAGTCGATCGGCTCATTTTTTTCTGCGGCCGTGAAGTGCTGTTCGGTCAGGCCGAGTCCGGCCTGGAGCATGCGCCGCAGCGGCGTGGCGAATGCCAGCGGCATGCAACGATGGGCCTGCGCCATGTAGGCGGCAGCAGTGTCCTTGCCGGCGCCTGCGCGGCCGGTGAGTCCTATCAACATGGGTTCTCCTCAGTCGAGGTCGTTTGCCTGGCGGCGTTTGTGGTCGATGACGGTGGGGTCGAAGCGAGGCCGCGCCGGCTTGCGGCGGGCCTGGGCTTTCAGGAAGGCACGGCGGGAGCGGGCCAGCTGCTTGCGGATGGCCGGAATCTCGATCTGTTCCTCGGCGCGGCCGCTGCCGCGCACGCGGTGGAACTCTTCAATGAGCTCCGCGCGGGAGATCCGGCGCGCAGTCATGCCGGCACCGCCGATACCGTGCGCGCGCCGCGGTCCAGGGCATCAAGGATCGCGTCGCAGGTGGAGCGGAACAGGCCGGTGTAGGTGTGGTGGCCGTCGATGGTGATGCGGAAGCGCTTCATCGAGCGGCCTCCTGCGCGGCGCGCTGCTCGGCAACTTCACGTGCGCGCTCTAGCTCGATGTACTGCCAGCAGAATTCCTCGACCTCGGCCGGCGCCAGCGTCACCGTGCTGGCGAAGTCAGCGACCACGTGGACGCATTGGCAAAGGATCTCGAGACGGGCGCCGCGGTCGCGCTCGTAGTAAGCGTCGCCGGCACGTTCATCCCATGCCGGGTGAACTGCAAGGTCGATGTGGAGATCAAGCTCGATGCTCAGCCCAATCGGGCTGGAGAAGGGCATCGCTTCGCGGCAGTAGTAATGCTTGGGCTGCGACAGCTTCGTGCGGAAATAGTCGGGGTCTTCGTATTGCCGATCGGTCAGATCCCAACGCTTATGCAGGCTGTCGACGAACATCGCGCCAGGCTCGCGCCTGTGGATAGCATCGTGCTTCGTGCCGTAGTCGTCGATGACGATCCATTCGTTTGGCCGGGCCGACCATGCGTGCAAGCCAGGAGTGAGGGTGTATTCGAGATGCATGGCCGGCCCCTCAGGCGGTGCGCGCCGCAGTGGCGCGAGGGGCGGCCTGCTCGTCGCGCTCCAGGGCGCACGAGTGGGCGACCAGGACGGCGAGGACCAGGGCGGTGTAGCCGATCCAGCCTTTGATGTGGGCCTTGACGATCTTCACGGTGACTCCATCGGTGGCGCATGTGCGTCGATGGATGGAGTGTAGTTATCACTAAACTCCATGTAAAGTAAAAACTAAACCGACATGCGAAAAAAAGGCCGCATCGTGCGGCCTCGCGAGGAGCATGCCCGTTACAACAGGCTCGCTATCCCATACTCAGAGTTGATGTGATCTATAAGGACTACAGCTTGGAGGCTCCGGCTGCGGCCTCTCGTTGTTGTTGATCCAATTTCGTCTTCCAATATTCTCTATCCATGATAGATACAGCTGATGTATCTATTGAATCTCGCCTTTTATCAAGACTGATGCTGACTCTCGTGCCGATCCACTCAAGCGACTCATTATCAAATTCTGCTCCGACTTTGGTCTTGACCGTGCCTTTAGTGCGGGAGGTCGGTTGCCCGTAACGATCAATGAGTACCTTTACCAAATCGTCGTAATTGTCGACCGAAGTGGTTAAGGTGAAGTCTATCGGGGACCCGACAGCGATCATAACGGTTACTGAATAGCTGAAGCCAAGTTTCGGTAGGTTCCATAGATGACCATATGAGGACCTACTGGTACCATCAAAACATAGGCCTGGTAGCTGATTAATCTGCTGAAAATCTACTACTCCAAGAGAAGATCTCGGGCAGTCCGGGAGTTGTGGGAATAACTCCGAGAATTTTATTCCTAAGAATCCATCCGGTTCCTTCGCCCACTTGGCGGGAGCAGGCTGCGACGCATGCTGTACGGTCTCGCGTTTCCCTGCGGCCATTGCCGATGTTGCCAAGATGAGTGTGCTGGCGACAGCAATTGAAAGATGTCTCACGAGTGGGATCCAGTCATTGCAATAAAATCAGAAATCGCCCATGCCAGAGCGATATTTGACGCGGCCGATTATCGTGATGTTATCGACGTGATCGGGTGCGACGATAATTGGCTCATACCGTTCGTGATTGTCACTATAGATTTTTATTCCATTGTCTGGAAGCCGAAAAAGACGCTTTACTAGTAGCTCGCCTGCGTAAACCAACGCAAAAACACCGCCATTTGCTGGGACCCGCGTATCGGCTGTATCCACGGCAACCGTATCTTCATCAAATAGCCGCGTCTCCATGCTATCGCCTTTAACCTTTACTGCCACCAAGTCCTTCGGTTTCGCATCTAGGCGTCTAATATAGTCTGCCTGAAAAGGCAGTGGCTCTCTTTCCTCAATATGCCAAACCTCCCTTCCATTCCCCGCCGACAATTTCACATCTACTCTCGTAATGAGGACCGTAGACTCCTTTGGGAGTTCTTCTAGGCTCTCGTAGGTAACAATTGGCCTGACGTACACACCATGCATTGTGGTGCCTTCTGCTTGCCCCTGGTTGTCTGCGTCAGAGGCCGGGCCCTGCTTGTCTAGTGCCCCTGTGGATTCCGCCGGCGAAAGGTTGGGCGCACCGTCGGTAACAGGTGTATCCAGATAGCCATCCCCCATCCCGTAGTCGCGCTCCAATCGGCGCGCAGCTTTCTCGCCGAACGCCGAAGTTCCATTGATGAGCTGAGAGAAATAGCTCTTCTCTTTCTTCGGCGCAGCACGGCCGTCGAGCCACATACGCAGGCGCGTACGCCTAGTTTCAATGATGTCCATGCCGGAAGTTTAGTTAACTATAAAGAAGCGTTCACTTGACCTTTGGTTTAGTCATGACTAAACTGCGTCGCATGGATCTCAAGACCTACATCTCGGCGGGCGGGCGGGGCACGGCGGTAAAGCTGGCTGGGACTCTTCATGTATCCCCATCGTATTTGTCCCAGATGGTGAGCGGGTCCAGCCCGATCTCACCGGAGCGTTGCGTGGCGATCGAGAGGGCCACCAATGGCTCTGTTACGCGAAAGGACCTGCGGCCCAGTGACTGGCACTTGATCTGGCCCGAACTCGCGATATCACATGCACCTGCCGACCTTGGCGCCTCATCCGAGGCCGGCGACGAGTCGGTCTGAAGGGCGCCACGCTTGCTGCGCGCGGCCTATCTATCCCATCCGAGTGAACCACCCATGAAGAAATCGAATGCGTTCGAAGTCCAGGCGCAGCGCAGCGTGGCCGGGCTAAGCCCCGAGAGCATCGCGGCGCTGGAGAGCGGCACGACCGACGGCCTCATGCTGTGCCTGTGGTTTCTCGTAAGGGAGTGGCTGGCACTCGGTGGTTCCGTGTTGCAGCTGCGCCATCGCATCTCGCCGACACGGATTGCGGCCAGTTCCCCGGAGCAAAGAGCTTTCCTGGCGGCGGGGTGCGATCTGTACGACGTGCTCATGCTAAGTCCTCAGGGTCGGGAAGCCGTGCTGAAGCTCGGACTTGAGCCACTCCTTCAAGAGCCCAAAGGTGAATGACGCTGTGGGCTTGATCACCGTGTCCTTTGCCTTGCGCCAGAGGGTGTCATTTTTGACTGCATCGGCGAACTCGCAACCCTCCCACGTCAAGCGAAAGATAACGACGTGGGGCGTCTCGCCGCTCAAGTACTCGGTAATGGTGGCCTTGATAAGTCCGGCCTCCTCCATCCACGTCGAGTGCATTGCGAAGGCTTCTTTGCTGATGTCGGTGAGGCCTGTCAAGGCTTCTCCATATTCGAGCTCCGCGGTCTTCAGCGCGATTTGCCGAATGGTGTCCATATCGCGATGCATTTCTTGTCCTTGTTCTTCCTGGAGCAAAAGACCCTTGTTCAAGAACCTATACGCCCGCCTGGTGCTGTGGCTGATCGCGCCGGCACTCGTCGAACATCATCGCCGGGCGAGTGAAGCAGAGCGCAACGACGACGTTGCGGTGATCCGGTCTGTGCTTGCCTCAGTTTCGCGCCGAGGTTGCTCAACAAGCGAATTGCAGAAAGTGCGGATTTCGCTTGAGACCGAACTCGCGATAGTGCGCGCGCACAACGGCCGGTGGCAGTTGGGGAAGGATGGCCGGCTGCGGTTCGATGGGTTGCCTGACGCCGGCCAGGGCGGTCGCGATGAGCTCTGAGCAAATCGAGTTGCGCGTGCTCGTTGATGCGAGCCCTCTGAAGGCGGCACTGACCAGCCTCCGCGCGCTATTTGAAGGAGTCCCCGAGCATGCGCTCGAGGTCCGTGAGCTCCTTCTGGATGTCCCCGCTGGCCTCGTGAAGTTGGCTCAGGTCGATGGTGATCACGGTGCCGCATGCGCTGCAGGTGACATCCGGCTGATCCTTCAGCCGTCCGACCGTCTCCTCGAATTGATGGCCGCACTTCGGACAGGCGAGATTCAGCATCGCGCCGTCTAAGTTCAGTTCCATGCGTACCCCTTTCGGTGGTGGTTGATGAATGTGAGCCTTGATTATCACCGATCGCGGGTACGCACCTAAAACAGCCGGAGGCGAGGCCGCGCGCCTCCGGCAAAGCAACAAGGCGGCTGGGTACAAGCATGGGGTGGAACACTGATTTCTCCCTGGCTTCGCGGCTCCAGGTCATGGCCGCGTTTGAACAAAGAGTAAAGCCGGAGGCACTTCCGTGCCACGGCCAAATCGCCGGGGGTTTACCGTGTCGTATGAATATTCCGATACCGATCAGCATGAGGCGCTCTACAACCTGGCGCGCCGTTACCCTGGTGGTATCAACGGTCTTGCCGCAGCGTTGAGCCAGCGTCTCGGCAAGCGGATCACCGTGCCGGTGCTGCGCAACAAACTGCGGCCCGGCATCACCACGCATCACGTCTCCCACGAAGATCTGTCGCTGATCGTCGAGCTGTGCCAGGAAGCCGGCATGCCCGACGCGACGATGCCGATCGAGGCACTGTGCTGGCGCCATGGCCTGGTGGCCGTGGCCCTGCCGAAAGTTGCCGAGGAGCTCGGCGACCCAACGGCGGCCGTCATCCATGTGATGAAGGAAGTGGGCGACGTGGCGGCGACCGTCACGCGCGCTGCAGAAGATGGTGTGATCACTGCGGCCGAGCTGGACGACATCGAGCGCGAGTTCGTCGAGGCCCATGCGGCCCTGATGGCCTGGCGCGCCGACATCCAGCAGCGAGCCGCCACCAAGCGCAAGGTGCCTGCAGCTGAATGAAGGCACCCAGTTCTGAGGCGGCCGCCGGCGCACCGGCGGGCGACGTGCCGCGCTTCGCGCCCGACATGCTGTGCTGCAAGCCGGCGCGCGCTACCGCCGGCCTGGTCTGCGAGCGTCGCTACCAGCTCGGCTGCGCCTGGCGCAATGCCGAGCGCATCGCGCAAGTCGCGCCGGCGGATCGTGCATGGCGCGCGCTGCAGGCATTCGCCTCGCATCTGCTGGGTGAGTGCGCCTGGCCGCTGTCGCATGTGTTCTGGTCGTTCCAGGCCGCCGGCCAGCTTTCCGCCCTCGCGCAGGTCTGCGCGCAGCGCTGGTGTGCCATTCCAACGAAAGAGGGCAGGGCCGCATACGCGGCCGAGGTAGCGGCCGCGACGGCTGCCTACCGCGTCGAGACCGGCGCCCACATGGCGGCGGCATTCCTATCCACGTTCCACGTTCTCTGTGAGGCCGCCACCGCGCGGCCGTGACCATTTCAGCTATGGACCTACCTATTCAATCCATCGAGTCGTTGCGCGCTGCTGGCCAGGCGCAGGGCGCTGCCGGGAGGCCGGCCAGCGCGAATCCGTTTTTGTCGGGGACCGAGCATCACCGTCAATGGGACCTTGGCCACATTGACGGTGAATTCGTGCGAGTGGCTGGCGCGCGGGGCCACAGCGTTGCGGTCACGTTGGCGGCGGGCCGATTGATGGGCGCGTTCTAGGAGGCTTGCGATGAGCGACATGATCCTGCTGACGCGGCGCGAAGAGAACGCGCTGCGCTACGTCGACCACCTGGCGCGCTGCCTGTATATGGCCCTGCGCTGGTCCATGAACTTCAAGACCGGTGTCGTTGGTGGCCCTGAGAAGGCGATCTCGTGGCAGTCCCTGCGCGAGGACACGGAGGTGCCTGGCCGGCCCGGCATCAAGGCCATCAAGCCTTCGGAGCAGCAGCTGCGCAGGCGCGCCAAGCAGCTGGAGCTCTTCGGGTTGATCGAATCGATTGGCGACAAGCTGCGCCTGCGCTTTCGCATGCTGCTCGCACGCTCGGATAAGAACGCCCCGAAAAAACCCGACACCAGTGCGATAGCCCCTGCTGCGGCCCGCAAACCAAAGCCGCGCAAGCCTTCGCAGGGTTATCCACAAACCGATTCGGCGCCGAAAGCCGACACACATCCGGCTTCCGATAAAACCTTAAACCCTCCCCCTACCCCCTCAGGCCTGCGGCCCGATGGGGATGGAACAGCGATCGACCCTCCCGCGCCTGCGGCGCGCGAGGATCACAACCCCAACGGCGACGAAACACCGGGCGGTGCAGAAGCGCAGCGGCTCTCAGAGGAACGCCACGGGCCGGCTGTGCGCGGTGGGGGATGGCCTGCGGCCGGCCATTCAGATGAGGAGGCGAAGCCCGATTTGACGTGGGAAGCGCATCTTGCGTGGCCGATCGGCATAGAGCAGCGTCAGCGGGCCTACATTGCGCGATCGACCAAGCCGCTAGGCAAAACGCTCGCGCAGCTCGTTCTGGACGAATGGCACGGCGCTATGTTGGCCGGTGTCGTCGCCAAGCCGTGGCCGTACTTCAATTCGCTGCTCAAGGCCGCGAGGGAGCAGGGGCATGCCTGGGAGACGAAGTACGCCGAGGGCGTCGAGGTCGCCCGCGAGGATGAGCGGGTCCGGCTTGCAAACCTTGCGGCGCAGGAGGCGGCCTACCAGGCGAGTCTCGGCCAGCCTGGGCCGATGCCCGCAGGCGCGCTCGGTCAGTTCGCCAAGTCCCTCGAGGCCCAGCGCGCAGCGCGCCGCATGGGGCGCGGGCAATGAAGGCCGGCGAGCTCGATGCCGAGGCCGGTTTGCGGGAGGCGCGCGAGCAGTGGCCGCGCCGCCGGGCCGGCGGCGACCGTTGGACCTCTCGCGTGGCGTTCTGGACCGCCGTCCGGTTGGGGCCTGATCTGGCCTCGGCGGAGCCGACCGTAGCGGAGCGCTGGACGGTGTTGTGGGAGATCGCAGTGCGTGAACACCTGGCGCCCATCCCTGGCGCGCCGGACGTAGGGGCGCCGCCGTCGGTCGCGGCGGCGGAAAGGGGCCTGGCGCACATGCGCGCCATCGTGGGCAATCGGAAGTGATGCAGGGCTTTGACGACAGGGGGCGTGATGCGGGTTGATGTGCGAGAGCAGGTGGCAGTGGCAATGAGCGTGCGGGGGCAACTCGGAGAGTCGGGTGCCAACACGGAGACAATGATGGGTGCGCTAGCGGCTGCCGATGACTTGGGTCGGGCACTGTGGCGCATGCGCTATGGGGAGGTCTCGCGCCGTGCGGGCATGGATCGCGCGGTGGCGCTGCTGACGAAGCGCGTGCGCGCGCTGGGGCCGAAGCGCCGGACCGGGCTGCGCGATCACTCGCCAGCCGGCAGTCGCGAACTCGGTGCGGACGTGTTCACGCTGATGGCGCGGCGAGCAGTATGGGAATGGCTTGGCGATCGGTGCGGCGAATGCCACGGCGCCATCGTTGGCGAGATCCAGGACGCGACGCACCCGCTCGGCGGCCGGCTCTTTTGCTGCATCGCCTGCGGCGGCACTGGCCGGCGGCGGTACCCGGATGCCGAGCGCGCGGGGGCGCTTCGGCTCCCGGTCGAGGTCTACCGGCGCAACTGGGCTCGCCAGTTCGCGGCAGTGCTTGCGATGTTGGATCGGTTCGATGGTGACACCGAGCGCCGTGTGCGGCAGCAACTGGCACCAGTTGCACAATCGAAAAACGTGGCATAGAATCCGCTCCAATCGTTGATGACGATTCCTGCTGGCACCGCGCAATAGCGGTGCGTCCCTCCCCGGACATACAAAAATAGCAATAGGAGCTGGGGCGGCATAGGACAGGAAACGTGCGTCCGCAGAATTCGTAAGCACCAAAGCCCCGAGCGCGAAAGCCCTCGGGGCTTTTGCTTTTCCCGTGTCTCCTCCCTGGCCCGCCGCGTGCGGGCTTTTTCCGTTGGGCCGGTGCCGCATGGTGCTGGCCCAATCCTTTTTGGGGCTCACATGGATAACCAGCATCGCCGCATCGCCGGCTACCGCGAACTGTCGCAAGAAGAAATCGACCTGATGAATCGCATCAAGGCCAAGGGCGCCGAGCTGCTTGCCCTTCAGCGGGAACTGAGTGAACGGCTGGAGGGTGACTCGGCGGCGAAGCGCCGGGCGGCGTGCCAGGCATCGGACGAGTGGGTGGCGCGCCGCATCGGTCAATCATCGGTGTGTGGCTGCGCCGGCTGCGTCGAGTTGAGCCGGTTCAGGGCGGCGGAGTCGTTGCGCTGGGCGGCGATTGCCAAGACCGACATCGAAACTGGCGTCATGGCGCTGGTGCGGGCTGCCGCTCAGCCCGCACCTCTCTGATGACGGCCAGGCCGCCATCCATCTGCCGTCAGCCTGGCTGCGGCATCACCATCGCGCGGCCAGGCTACTGCACGGCACACGCGCGGCCCGCCGGCGGCTGGGCGCCCGACGCTGAGCGCGGCACCAGGCACCAGCGTGGCTACGACGCCGAGTGGGAGCGGATCCGCGCACGCATCCTGAAGCGGGCGCGCGGGCTGTGTGAATGCGCCGAGTGCCGCGCGCTGGACCGTGTCCGCGTGGCGAAAGAAGTGGACCACATCGTGCCGAAGGCGCAGGGCGGCACCGATGACGACGACAACCTGCAGGCGATCAACCGTGATTGCCACAAGGCGAAGACGTTGCGCGAACGGACGCCGCCGCGGAGCGCGGCGCCGACGGTCGCGGAGCAAGGGCGCTGGGTCGGTGGCGCGTGGGTGATGCGGGTTGCCCACGCGCCGCGCCGGCGCTGAGCGGGGCCGGGGGCGGGGGTGCGCGCCCCCGGCGGCGAGGGGGGTGTCAAAAGTCCGGGGCCGATCCGGGCCGGGACCGTTCGTTCAGGCTCGCTTTGTAGACGGGCCATTTTCAGAGAGGGGGGGGTCAACGGATCCGCCTCGTACAGCCCAGCAATCGAGCCGGATGGCTTTTTTGGTGGGCCCAGCGATTAGGAGCCGTGTATGGGCCTTGAAAACGCCGATAGGCTGGCCGGCGGTGACGGGGAAGCGAAAGGCCCGTCCCGTGCCGGTGATAAGGAAATTCGCTCGCCCGAGCCTCCGCCGGGCACCCAACTGTCCCCGCGCGAACGGAAGGTGTGGGACTACATCTGCGGCGTGCTTCGCGATGAGGGCTTGCCGCACCGGACCGGCGGTATCGCCATTGCCATCATCTGCAAGACCTTCATCCAGTACATCCAAACGGAGCTGGAGCTGCAGAACTACATCGCCAGCAATGGCGGGTCGATCTTGATGAGGTCTTCCAAGAGCGACTACAGCCAGCCGCACCCGCTGTACTACGCGGCTCGCGACATCAAGCAAGAGTTGCTCAAATGGTTGCCAGAGGCATGCTTGAGCCTGCCATCGGCAGTGATGGCCAAGGCGAAGATGGGGGAGGAGGGCAAGCAGGACGATCTGTTCGGCGATCTTCTGGCCCACGCGCAAAGCGAACGGAACGCCGCGAACGGGCGCGCCGGACAAAGAAGCATGTCGCCCGTCTAACACCGGCGGCGGACCAACTCAACGAATGGGACACTGCCTACGGCCTGCCTGTCCTGCGCGGTGAGGTGGTGGTGGGCGAGTATGTCTATCTGGCGGTGGAGCGTCACTACCGGGATTTGCTGGATGGCCACAAGCGCGGCCTCCACTTCGATCCGGATGCTGGGTGGCATGTCATCCAGTTCATCGAGAAATTCTTCTTCCACATCAAGGGGCCGCTGGCGCGCCAGCCGATCCTGCTGGATCCGTGGCAGAAGTTTTGGACGGCGGTGCTGTACGGCTGGAAGACAGCCGAAAACCTGCGGCGCTTCACGCGGGGCTATGAAGAGGTAGCACGGAAGAACGGAAAGTCGACCTGGAAGGGACCGCAGGGCGCTTACCTGTTCATGATGGACGGCGAGGTCGGCGCCGAGGTGTACGCCGTGGCCACCACGCGCGAGCAGGCTATGTCGGTTTTCCGGCCAGCCTTCGACAACTTCCGTCGCTGGGCCCGCACTTCACCAGGCGTGAAGCGCTCTTTCAAGATCCACGAGGGCACCAACCTCGAGAAGATCTCGTTTGACACGTCGATCTTCAAGCCGTTGCCGGCCAATGCCGAGTCGCTGGACGGCCTCAACCCGTCTGCCATTCTGTTCGACGAGCTGCATGCTCAGAAAACACCGGACGTGTGGGACGTGATGGAGACCGCGCTGGGCGCGCGCGAGCAGCCGCTTTTGTCCGCGATCACCACGGCGGGCTTCATCCTGGATGGCATCTGCACCGAGCAGCGGCGTTACCTAATCGAGGTGCTGAAGGGCGAGCGCGCCGACGACTCGTACTTCGGCTACATCTACACGCTGGACGAAGGCGACGATCCGTTCCTCGAGCGCAACTGGTACAAGGCCAACCCAGGCCTGGGACGCTCCAAGCGCCTTGACTACATGCGCACGATGGCTCGCAAGGCGGCTTTCTTGCCGAGCGCGCTCGCCAATTTCCTGACAAAGGACCTGAACGTCTGGGTGAATTCGGCCGACGGCTGGATCAGTCCGCAGGTCTGGGACAAGGGCGCGAAGAAGTTCGACATGTCGCAGCTCGCCGGCCGGCGCTGCTATGGCGGCCTGGACCTCTCTGCCACGCAGGATTTGACGGCGTTCTCGCTGGTTTTCCCGCCGGCGGATGACGATCCCGGCGGCGAGTGGCATGTCTTGGTGTGGACCTGGTGCCCGCAGGAGAAGGTGGACCTGCAGGCCAATGCCAAGGACGAGCGGGCGCGCTATGACCGCTGGGACAAGGATGGCTGGTTGGAAGTCACCGAGGGCACGATTACCGACTACGCGCCCGTGAAGGAACGCATCCGGGCGGCCCGGCGCATGTTCGACCTGGTAGAGGTCGGATTCGACGAATGGAACGCCGCCCAGCTGGTCGGCGAGCTGATGGCTGAAGGGGTGCCGCTGGTGAAGGTGCCCCAGAACACCCAGGGCATGTACCCGGGCGCGCGCCGTTTCGAGGAGCTGATCTACGGCAAGAAGCTGCGGCACGGAGGCAACCCGGTGCTGCGCTGGGCCGTCCTCAATATCTCGCTGCTGTACGACACGAACGGGAATTTCCGCCCCGACAAGAAAAAATCCATCGGCCGCGGCCGCATCGACCCCGCTGTCGCCACCTGCATGGCGCTCAGCCGCGCCGTGGCAATCGAACCAACTAGGCCCGAATCGGGAATCATCGTGCTATGAGCGACTGGTACAACAAAGAGCGCGTGGCGCAAAAGGGCTCTGTCGTCCTCAACGCCTGGCGCGAGAAACGCGAGGCGGAGCGCCAGGCCGCCGCCGTGCCGGTCTCGGACATCCGGCCCGGTACCGAGGCCTTCGGCTGGCTGACCGGCGGCATGCCGGGTAGCGGTCGGCCGGTCAGTGAGCGCACGGCCATGAGCATCGGCGCCGTCTATGCGTGTGTCGCGCTGATCGGTGGGGCGCTGGCCTCGCTGACGCTGGAGACATACAAACGGGTCGGTCGCATTGGCGAGGCATACCGCCCGGATCTCTGGTGGGTCTTGAACGAGGAAATGCACCCGCGATGGGCTGCGCCGGTCGCATGGGAGTTTGGGGCGCAGTCGCTGCTGCTGCATGGTGACTTGTTCATGCGGATCGGCCGGCGCAGTCGGCTGTCTCCCAACATCACCACCCTCAAGCCATACCATGCGCTGCAGGTCGATCCGCAGCCCTACCCGGACAACAAGGAACGGCTGCTGTACTACCTGTGGGATGAGAGCGGGGAGGTGGAAGTCGTTGACCAGGACGACATGATTCATGTTCCCGGCCCTGGCTTCGACGGTCGCCGGGGAATGTCCCAGATCCGGTATGTGCTGCGGCATGCCGTTTCCCTGGCCACGGCCGGCAACGAGCAGGCCAATTCGATGCTCGACAACATGCGGCCCGACCTGGTGCTCACGCAGAACCGGGAAGCCAAGAAGCTGGAAGGCTCGGACATCGACTCGCTTCGCAAGCAATGGCTGGAGCGATACAGCGGCCCCGGCGGCAAGAACGGCGCGCCGGTCATCCTGACGGGCGGGATGGACATCAAGCAAATCAGCATCACACCGCAGGATGCCCAACTGCTCGAGCTCCTGCAGAAGTCCGTCGAGGACACTGCCCGGATTTTCGGCATTCCGCCATTCATGATCGGCTACACCGACAAGACCACCGGCTGGGGCAGCGGCGTCGAGCAGATGGGTATCGGCTTCGTCAAGTACACCCTGCAGCGCCACCTGGTGAAGATCGAGCAGGAGCTGAACCGCAAGATCTACCGCGGCAACCGCGATCAGTACGTCGAGTTCGACACCGAGACCCTTGAGCGCGGCGACCTGAAGTCTCGCCTGGAGGCGGCCCGCATCGCCTTCGGCCGGGCCGGCGAGCCGGGCTGGATGACTCGGGATGAAGTCCGGCGGATCTTCAACCTGCCCGCGTCGACGCCGGCGGACAAATTCAACGAAGGGAAAGGCGATGCGCCGAAACAAAATCCTCCAGCTGCTGAGTGACAACCGCGCCGCGGCGCGGGCTTTCAATGTCGTGGCCAGTGCCGACGACGAGGTGACGATCTACCTCTACGACTACATCGTTTCCGACGACTATTGGGGCGGTGTCTCTGCCACCACGTTCGTCAAAGAGCTGGCCAGCATCACCGCCGGCGTGATTCGCCTGCGGGTGAACTCCCCCGGTGGTGATGTCTTCGCGGCCCGGGCGATGGAGGCGGCGCTGCGCGGGCACTCGGCGAAGATCATCGGGCACGTCGACGGCCTTGCCGCCAGCGCGGCCAGTTTCCTGATCATGGCGGCCGACGAGATCGAGATCTCCGACGGCGCGTTCGTGATGATCCACAAGGCATGGACAGCCCTGTGGGGCAACGCCGACGACTTGCGCTCCGAGGCCGATCTGCTGGACAAGATCGACGGCACGCTGATCAACACCTATGCCCAGCGCACCGGGCAGGCCGCGGACGACATCGCGGCATGGATGGCGGCGGAGACCTGGTTCAACGCCGATGAGGCGATCGAGCGAGGCTTCGCGGATCGCAAGGCCGTCGACACCAAGGCGGAGGCGCGGGCGAGCGCGTGGAACCTCCGTGCGTTCAGCAATGCCCCGGCGAAGGCCCGCGGTGCGCCGCCCGCCCAAGAGCCCGAAAACGAACCGCCGGTGAATGTTGTGCCGGCGCCGGAACCGGACCACGACGTGCAGGCCATGCGCCGCCGCCTGGATCTGGCCAGCCGCATCTGACGCGCTCCCGCGTCGGTCCGAGCCGCCCACGTGGGCGGCTTTTTTCATTTCCACACCCGGAGAATCCATGAAGCAAAGCATCCAAGCGTTGCGGGAGCGCCGTGACGCGATCGCCAAGAACCTCAATGCCCTGATGGAAAACAACAAGGGCAAGAGCTGGACGGCGGAACACCAGAAGACCTACGACGACAGCATGGCCGAGGTCGATCAGATCAACGCCGAGATCAAGCGGACCGAGGACTACCTGGCCAAGCTCGGCGAGGACGCCGCCAACGGCCGGCCGGAAGGCCTGCTCAACGAGTCCATGCGCACGCCCGGCGCCCACAGCGAAGAGTCGCGCGCCCTGCGCGCCTACCTGTCGGGTGGCTTCTCCAACCTCTCGCCGGAGGATGCGCAGCGCGCCCGCGCCCGGCGGGCACCGGACATCCAGGCCGCGATGTCGACCACCACGCCTTCCGAGGGCGGCTACACCGTCGCCATCGAGTATTTCCGCCAGCTGACCGAAGCCATGAAAGCCTATGGCGGCGTGCGTAGCCTGGCCACGGTGATCTATACCGGCACGGGTGGCCAGATGAACTTCCCGGCAGCGGATGCCACGGCGGAAGAGGGCGAGATCGTGGGCCAGAACGCCCCGGTCTCGGCCGCCGATACGACGTTCGCGAACCTGCAACTGCCGGTCTTCAAGTACAGCTCCAAGTCGATCGCGGTGCCGTTCGAGCTGATCCAGGACAGCATGTTCGACATCGAGCTGTACATCCGCGCGCTGCTCGCCGTACGGCTCGGTCGCATCACGAGCAAGCACTATGTGATCGGTAATGGCACCACCCAGCCCAACGGTCTCAATACTGCTGCGGCGGTCGGCAAGGTCGGTGCGGCGGGGCAGACGGCCACGGTGGTGTACGACGACCTGGTCGATCTGGAGCACAGCGTGGACCCGGCCTACCGCAACGGCGGCAGGGTGGCATTCCTGATGCATGACCAGACGCTCAAGGTCGTGCGCAAGATCAAGGACGCCGACGGCCGGCCGATCTTCGTGCCGGGATACGAGCAGGGCAATCCCGGCGGCGCGCCGGATCGCCTGCTCAACCGCCCGGTGCAGATCGACCAGGCCATGCCGGTGATGGCGGTGAACGCGAAATCGATCATGTTCGGCGATTTCTCCAAGTACGTCATCCGGGAAGTGATGGACCTGACGCTGTTCCGCATGGCCGACTCGAAGTACATCGAAAATGGCCAGATCGGCTTTGTGGCGTTCAATCGCCAGGGCGGCAACCTGATCGACGTGGGCGGCGCCGTCAAGAGCTACCAGAACGCCGCGGCGTAACGCAGGCTGGCAACGTCAACGGAGGCGCCGGGATGCCGGCGCGGATCTCAGGAGAATCAATATGGCGAAACAAAACCAGGCGGCTGCCACGGCCGCGATGCTGGCCGATGCGGCTGGCGCGACGGGCGCCCCGGCGACGGCCGGTGATGGCGCTGCGGTGGGCGTGGCCGCGGGCGGCGGCGCAGCGGACGGTAGCGCTGGAAGCGGCGCCGGCGACAGCGGTGCGGCCCCGCAGGGCGACGGTGCTCAGGATACGGGGGTGGTCGAGATGGCCGCCCAGGTGGTGCCGTGCATTCTGGCGCGTGTGCTGGTCGACGGCCGCTTCGGCAAGGTCAATGCGGTGATCACAGTCACCCAGGACGAACTTGCCGCTGGTGCCGGCGAGCTGGACGCGCACCCGGCTGCTGTCGCCTACGCGAAGAGCCTGTAAGCGATGCGGGCCGTGATCGAGCCTCCCTCCGAGGAGGCAATCAGCCTCCTGCGCGCGAAGCGGCATCTGTTGATCGACGATGAAGCTGATGAGGATGTAGACGGCGACATCGAAGACGGCATCGTGGCCGCACGTGAAGCGCTGGAGGGTGCGCTGCACAGGCCGCTGCTCCCGCAGCTCTGCGAGGTGCGGGCCGATGCGCTGCGGGACCGGATCCGGTTGTGGCATGACGTGACGGTCCTCGAATCGGTAATCTACAGCGATGCTGATGGTGCCGATCAGGTGCTCCCCGTCGGGCAATGCCGCGTCGAGGGCGGCGTATGGCTGCGGCTGTCGGGGAGCCTGCCAGTGGCGAGCAACGTGCGAGTGCGGTTTCGCTGTGGTGCCTTTCCCGACCCGGAGAGTGTGCCGCGCACGTTGGTGAGCTGGATGCTGTTGCAGCTTGGCTCGCTGGACCAGATCCGGCAGACCGTCACGCACGGACAGACCTTCGACGTGCCGAGCTCCTATACCCAGGGGCTGATCAACCGCTACGTCATCGAGGAGCTGTGACATGGACATCGGTCGCCATCGGCGTGCACGGATCACGCTGCAACGCAGGGGCCCTGGCCGCAAGCCCTCGGGCCAGCCGGACGACGTATGGATCGACGTGGCCCGGCCTTGGGCCCGACTGCTCGGCAAGAACGGCAGAGAAACCATAGCGGCCGACAAGGAGGTCGACGCGACGACGGTGAGCATGCGCATCCGTTACCGCGAGGACGTGACGGCGCAGTGGCGCGTGATTTACCGGGGCGCGGTTTACGACATTCAGGCGGTGCTGCCTGACTACGACAACCGGGAGCATGTCGACCTGGTTGCCGTTGTCGGCGCATCAAGGGGCTGACCATGATGAACTTGGAGGGGGATCTGGTGGCGGCGCTGCAGCAACTCGACGAGGACGTGCAAAAGCATGTCGTGCGTCCTGTTGCCTACGCGGGCGCCAAGGTGCTCTACGAGGAAGCGCGGATCCGGGCGCCCGTCTACCAAGGGGGCGCATTCACTCGCAAGAACGGGGTGGAGGTGAAGCCTGGCCAGCTGCGCGATGCGATCTACCATGTCTTCTCGGAAGACCAGTCCAGCGACTTGCACAAGATCTATGAGATCAGCTGGAACGCATCCAAGGCGCCTCATGGGCATTTGCTGGAGAACGGCCATTGGCTCGTCCGCGGAAAACTCGGGCGCGGCAACACGGGGCCTCCACGTCGCATCAAATGGGTACCGGCGGTGCCGTTCATTCGCGGCTCGTTCGACCGCGCGCCGGCGGCCGTCGAGGCCATGCAGCAGCGCGCCATCGAAAAGATGCAGGAGGTCCTGACGCGCACCGTGGTGGACGATTTCGGCAATGAGGTAACTGTAGTGGGGGCGTTGCATGGCGATTGAGGCGGATTTGCGGCAGGCGCTGTCAGGCCTGTTCGGCGACCGGATTTTTCCAGACGTGGCACCACCCGATGTTGGCTTGCCGTTTTCCACCTATCAGCAGATCGGTGGCCAGCCGCTCAATTTCCTTGCCGGCGTGCCGGACAAGGAAAACGGCCGCTTCCAACTGAACATCTGGTCGGACGACAGGGAGCAGGCCAGCCAGCTCATGCGCGAGGCCCGCAAGATCATGTGCCTCCACCCCGCGCTACTGGCCACGATCATGACCGGGGTGCTCGCACGCTACGAGCCGGAAACCAAGCTCTACGGTGCGCAGCAGGATTTTTCCATCTGGTTCGACGCATAACGCCCCGGTTTCGGAGCGACACATCCACAGGCCCGCCGCGCGCGGGCCTCTTCTTTTTCAGGAGTCACATATGTCTGTGAGTTTGCCCAACGGGGCAGTTTATTCCGTCGCGTCTGCAATGGGCGCGGCCGTCATCATCACGGCGCTGAGCAATGCCAAGCCGGCCGTGGCCACCGCGGCGGCCCATCCCCTGGCCGACGGCGACATCGTTGAGATCGTTTCCGGCTGGCCGTCGCTCAATGGCCGCGTGGCGCGCGTCATTGACAGCGATGCCGGCACCTTCGCGCTGGAGGGTATCGACACGACCAATCTTAAGCGCTTCCCGGCCGGCGCCGGTATCGGCAGCGTGCGCAAGGTGCAGACCTGGGAGCCGATCACGCAGGTGCTGGATGCCAACATGAGCGGCGGGGAACAGCAGTTCTACACCTACCAGTTCCTGGAGGACACGGACGCCGAGCGCCAGCAGCCGACGGTTCGCAACGCGCGCTCGGCGACGCTCCAGGTGGCGGACGATGACACCAAGCCGCACTATGCCGTGTTGGACCAGGCCGATGCAGAGCGGACGCCCCGGCCGATCTGGCTGCAACTGCCCAGCGGTGCGCGCACGTACTACCGCGCCTATGTGTCGTTCTCGAAGGTGCCGTCACTGACCAAGAATCAAGCGATGGCGCTCAATGTGACGCTTTCGCTCGATGGCGAGCCCACGCGCTACTCGGGAGACCAGGCATGAGCTTCAAGGTAAAGCCGAATCCGACCTTCGTCGGAGAAGCGAAGGTGCACGTCCCCGGGGAAGGGCCGAAGGCGCTCAAGCTGGTGTTCAAGCACAAGACGGCCGCAGAGGCCGACGACTACTACCGCCGGGCGGCAGATCTGTCCGCTGATGGCCTGCAGTCCAGTACGCAGGCATTTGCCAAGCACCTGCTGGAGGTGGTGGAGGGTTGGCGGGATGTCGACACGCCGTTCTCCGAGGAGACTTTCGCCGATCTGCTGGCCAACTACCCGTTTGCTGCCCGGGCGATCCACGAGGGCTATTTCGACTCGCTGGGCGGCGCGCGCCGGGGAAACTGATCGCCGCGGCGCGCGCGCTGTACTGGCGTCCGCCCGACCTGAAGCAGCTCGCCGCGTTCGGGCTCACTGCCGATGACTATCTGCGGCCGGAGATCGACCTCTGGCCGGAAAACGCTGTGGCCTTCGGTGTGTTCTGCCGGGCAGCCACGCAATGGCGGATGGGCTTCGGTGGGCCAATCGGGCTGGACTACAACGTGCTGCCGTTCGTGCTGGAGACGGCACGGGTGTCGCGGGATCAGTGGGATGAGGTGCTGGAGAGCATCCGCATCATGGAAAACGCTGCGCTGGCGGCGATGAACGGGGGCTGATATGGCGGATGGTGCCGCCGGCGGTGCGGGCGCCGGTCAAGGTGGAAGCGAGGTCGTTGGCAAGGCCACGCTGCAGGTGGGTGCCGACGTTTCGGGCGTCAAGGCCGGCATGCAAGAAGGGACCAAGTCGGTCAAGCAGTTCGAATCGGCGGTCACTGATGCGGGCAGGTCGACCGCCGACAGCTTCAACAAGGTTGGGGTATCGGCCGACGGTGCGGCGGGGAAGGTCGATGCGTCAACGAAGCGCTTCCTCACGAACCTGCAGCGGGAATCGGATCAAGTCGGCAAATCCCGATCCGAGTGGCTAGCCTATCGGGCAGCGCAACTCGGCGTCACACAGCAGGCCGAACCGCTGATCAATAAGATCCGCGAGACGGAGGCCGCGCTTGGGAAGACGGGTGTATCGGCCGCACAGACGGCCGCGGCGCTGCGCGGTGTGCCGGCGCAGTTCACCGACATCGTGACGCAGCTCGCCGGCGGCGGAAGTCCGCTACTCGTGATCACGCAGCAGGGTGGCCAGCTCAAGGACATGTTCGGCGGCATCGGACCTGCGGCGAAGGCGCTGGGCGGATATATCGCTGGCCTGGTGACGCCGGCGACGCTGGCTGTTGGTGCCTTCGGCGCATTGGCGTTGGCGGCGCATCAGGGAGCGGCGGAGCAGACGGCTTTCCAGAAGTCGCTGACCCTGACGGGGAACTATGCCGGCGTCAGCGCGAACCAGCTGGTGGCCATGTCGGGGGAGATCTCGCGGACGATTGGTACACAAGGCGCCGCCGCCGAAGTCCTCAATGACCTCGCCGCGTCCGGCAAGGTCGCGGCCGACCAGCTGCAGATGGTGGGGACCGCCACCGTGACGCTGGCCAAGGTCGGCGTATCGGTCAAGGAAACGGTTGGACATTTCAACGAGTTGGGTGACGAGCCGGTCAAGGCGTCGCTCAAGCTCAATGAGCAATATCACTACCTGACCGATTCGGTCTTCCAGCAGATCAAGGCGCTGGAGGAGCAGGGTGACAAGGATCAGGCGGCGGCGCTGGCGCAGCGTACCTATGCCGAGGCCATGACCCAGCGCGCGAACCAGGTGCTGCAGAACCTTGGCTTGATGGAGCGCGGCTGGAATTCCGTGGCCAGGGCTGCCAAGGGCGCGTGGGACTACATGCTGGGCCTGGGCCGGCCGGACACCCTCGCCGACGTTCGCAAGAACATCGCTGCGGTGCAGTCCGAGCTGGAGAAGATGGGCCAGCCGACCGGGTTCGACTCGACCGCCGGCGGCGCGGCCACCGGCAACGGTGATCGTCGCCGAGTCGGCGCGCTGGCACGCCTGAAGGCGCTGCAGTCCCAGGAGCAGGATCTGCAGGCCAAGGCCGACAAGGCCGCAGAGGAAGGCCGCCAGCGTCGGGGCGATCAGGAGACGATGGAGGCGCGCCAGCGTCTCGATGCGCAGGAAAAGGCCACGCGATCGCGCGCGCAGCAGCGGGCCGACGAGCTCAAGCAGCTCAAGGCCGATTCCGACAAGGTCGGGCTCGCCGCCGACGAATACGCCAAGCGTGCCGCCGCCATCGAGGAGAAATACAAGGACAAGGCAGCGCCCAAGGGCAAGGCCTACACCGAGGACTACGCCACCCGCTACCTCGACCAGCTCAAGCAGGCCGGCGCCGCCGTGCAGGCGCAGCTGGCCGACACCGACAAGCTTACGGCGGCCGAGAAGCAGCTCGCCGAGTTCAATCAGCAGCTGGCCGACATCAAGACCAAGAAGGTCCTGACGGCAGACCAGAAGAGCCTGCTTGCGCGGCAAGATGAGATTCGCGCCCAGCTCGCCCTGAACATCGCTGCCGATGCCGAGCTGGAGAAGAAGAAGGCGCAGACCAAGGAGACCGAAAAGCAGGCGCGGCTTGCCGAACAGGCCCGCGTGCAGGCCGCCGGCATCGACGTGCGAATCCGCGAGGGCGAGCAGTCGCGCGGCGATCAGTACTCGCGCCAGTTGGATGCCTTCGGGATGGGCGGCCGTGCGCTCGAGCAGGTGAATGCCGCCAAGAGCATCTACCGTGAGTTTGCCCGCACGCGCACCGACTGGATCAAGAGCATGACGGACCGGGGGCAACTCGGTACGCCGCTCTTCCAGGACGAGCTGGATAAGGTCAATCAAGGCGAGCGCGCGGCGCTCGAGCAGCTCGGGCTGTACTACGACCAGCTCAACGAGAAGCGAGCCGACTGGAGCAATGGTGCGAAGGCGGCGTTTGCCGATTATCAGGACTCCGCCGCCAACGTGGCCGACCAGACCGGCCGGTTGTTTGGCAATGCCTTCCAGGGCATGGAGAACTCGCTCGTTGCCTTCGCGACGACCGGCAAGGCGTCATTCGGTGACTTTGCCAAATCGGTGATCGCAGATCTCGCCCGCATCCAGGCGCGCGCGGCCATTTCTGGGCTCTTCCAGATGGGTGTCAGCTTGGTGGGCGGCCTGCTCGGTGGTGGTGATCTGGGCGCCGGAGCGGGGGCCTTCGGTGGCGCGGCCAGTGCGGCTGCCGGCGCTTCGTCATCTCTGGCCACGCCGCTGGCCGGCGACTACTTCGGTACGGCGGGCTCGGTGTCCGGCGGCTATGGCGCCGGCATTTTCAGCTTGCCGGCGCGCGCGGCGGGCGGTCCGGTGGTCGCTGGCCAGCCTTACCTGGTCGGTGAGGCGGGGCGCGAACTGTTCGTGCCGAGCCAGCCCGGCTCGATCATGCCCAACCACGCGCTGGGCGGTGGCGACATCTACGTCAGCACGCAGGTCAACCTGGCGGACGGCTCCAGCCAGGCGCAGGTGACTGGCGGCGACGAGGCGGTGGGCAAGCAGATCGGCGCGATGGTGAACGCCGCGGTTTCGGAGCGGCTCGCGCGCGAACAGCGGCAAGGCGGTGTTCTTTGGAAGATGAGGAACGGGCAGGCATAGATGGCAACCGAAACCTTCACCTGGCAGGCTGCGGGCCCGAGCGCGCAGGGAGATGTCACCCTGCGCGTCCGGTCCGCGCAATTCGGCGATGGCTACAAACAGGTCGTCGCCGACGGCATCAACAACAAAGTCCAGTCCTGGCCGATGAAGTTCGTCGGCTCTCGGGAGCGGATCCTTGCGATCCAGGATTTCATCGACCAGCACGCCGGCGCGACCTCGTTCTACTGGACGCCGCCGCTCGGCCAGCAAGGTCTCTATCAGGTGGCCAAGTACACGCCGGCGGTTGAGGCTGCTGGCGTGTACAGCCTTACCGCAACCTTCGAGCAGGCCTTCAGGCCTTGATCTATGGCAAAACAGGTAATCGATCTTGGCACGCCGCCTGGCGCGTCCGACGGCGATACGTCGCGGACTGCCTTCACGAAGACGAAGGCGAACTTCGATGAGCTATACGCGCGCGCGCAAGGGCGGCTCAGCAAGGACATCGGCGGCGGTGCCGGCTTGGTCAGCCTGACGGCCGAGGAGGTGCTGTATGGGGTGATTGAGCTGACCGGCGAGATCACGGGGAATCGCGAGGTTGCTGTGCCGGCGGAGCCGGTGCAGTCCTGGATTGTGCGTAACAGCACGGTTGGCGCCTATACCGTGAAGTTTCGCACACAGGGCGGCGAGGGTGTCGTCATCGAGCGGGGTGGCGATGCTGTGCTGCGCACCGATGGCAGTGACGTGCTTGACGTGGATGCGGCACTCCGGGCGAGCATGCAGGACAAGGTGGACCAGGAGTACGTAGACGACGGGCTCGCTGCAAAGGCCGACAAGACGTACGTTGACAATGGTCTGAATGGGAAGCTCGCGAAGAACCCCGGTATGGGGGGCGGCACATTCCTGCGTGGCGACGGTGCATTCACGCGCTCCTTGGGCACCATTTATCAAAGCCATGGGTTCCAACCGGGCTATGAGTATCTGATTCCAGCGCAGACAGCATGCATGACATACCTGCTGTCGTCGGGCGATCTCGTCTTCGCGAATTCGGATGGTACGGCGTCATGGGTCGGCACGCGAGCGGTGCTGTCAGGCGGGGGGAATCTGGCGTTGAGCGGCACTCTCTCACAAGGCTCAGATGTGAGAATCAAGGCGAATATCCGCACGTTGGAGGGGGCGCTATCCAAGGTGCGCAGCATACGTGGGGTGACATACCAGCGCATGCTGCCATCGGTGGTGAAATTCGATGAGAGCGGTGGTCCCGAGTTGCCCCCAAAGCTCAGCGACCCCGAGATCGGGGTGATAGCTCAAGAGGTGCAGACAGTATGCCCGGAGCTGGTCAAGGCGCCCGATCCGGTGTCTGGGAATCTTGCTGTCATGTACGGCAATATGGTCGGCCTGCTGGTTCAGGCCATCAACGAGTTGGCTGACAAGCATGATCAGGCCGTGGCACGCATTGAGGCATTGGAGGCCCAATGAGCATCACCTGCGATATTCAAGGCCTTGAGCCCGGTGCATTGGTGGAGCTATTCGAGCTAGACGCCACCGACCAGGGCGGCGATGTGCTGCGCTTTCATGGCTATACGCAGGCCGGATCGATCTGGTGGCAGGGCCTGGAGTACTCCGGCTGGCCGATCCAGGCGGAGGGCTTCGCGCGCACCGGCGACGGCCAGCAGCCCGCCCCGACGCTGACGGTCGGCAACGTCGACGGCAGCATCTCGGCGCTGTGTCTCTTCCTGCAGGACCTGGTGGGGGTCAAGGTGACGCGCCGGCGCACGCTCGGGCGCTATCTCGACTCGGTCAATTTCCCGGGCGGGAATGCGGAAGCCGATCCCGACGAGGAACTCCCGCCGGAGCTCTGGTACATCGAGCAGAAAACGGCCGAGACGAGCGAGACGGTGGCATTCGAGCTGTCGACCGCGCTGGACTTCAACGGGGAGCAGTTGCCGCGCCGGCAGATCGTCGCCAACGTCTGCACCTGGTTGACGATCGGTGGATACCGCGGCCCCTATTGCGGGTACACGGGCGCCGCCTACTTCGATCGCGACGACAACCCGGTGGGAGACCCGACGCTGGACCGTTGTGGCGGCCGCCTCACGTCCTGCAAATGCCGATTCGGCGAAAACAACCCGTTGCCGTTCGGCTCGTTTCCGGCGGCCGACTTGCTTCGGAGTTGACATGGAGAGGGCAACGATCGAGGCCATCCGGGTGCATGCCGCGCGTGACTATCCCCGCGAGGCCTGCGGCCTGGTGGTGGTGGTGAGGGGCCGCGAGCGCTACGTGCCCTGTCGAAATTCGGCCAGCGGCACCGAGCACTTTATCTTGCCGGCCGAGGACTATGCCGCGGCGGAGGATCTGGGCGAGGTGGTGGCGGTGGTCCACAGCCATCCCGACTACCCGGCGGCGCCGAGTGAGGCGGATCTAGTCAGCTGCGAGGCCTCTGGCCTCTCGTGGCACATCCTGTCCTGGCCGGCCGACGACCTGCGGACCATCCAGCCCAGCGGCTACCAGGCACCGCTGGTGGGGCGCACGTTCGCTCATGGCGTGCTGGACTGCTACACGCTGGTGCGTGACTGGTACCAGCGCGAGCGCGGCATTGTGCTGAAGGACTTCCCGCGGCACGACGAGTGGTGGAACCAGGGCGAGGACCTGTACCTGCAGCACTACGCCGAAGCGGGCTTCGAGCGGATCTCGCAGGATCAGCCGGAACGGCCTGGTGACGTGATCCTGATGCAGCTGCGCGCCAAGGTGGCAAATCATGCCGCGGTCTACCTTGGCGACGGGCTGATGCTGCACCACCTGCACGGCCGGCTGTCCTCGCGCGATGTCTACGGCGGCTACTGGCAGGAGATCACGCGCTGTGTACTGAGGTATCAAGGATGAGCGAGAAACTGAGAACGATCCGCCTCTACGGCAAGCTGGGGGCCCGCTTTGGGCGCGTGTTCCGGTTCATGGTGGCCACCCCAGCGGAGGCCATACGCGCGCTGTGCGTCCAGTTGCCCGGGTTCAGGGAGGAGCTCACGTCCAGCGGGGCGCGTGGCATCACCTATGCCGTGTTCGCGGGCAGGCGCAATCTGAAGGCAGATGAGATAGAGCTGCCTCCTGGGCGGGATGACATCCGCATCGCGCCTGTCCTGCAGGGATCGAAGCGGGCCGGCCTGTTCCAGACGATTCTCGGCGCTGCCCTCATCGTGGTGGGTGCATTGATCAGCGTCTACGGTGGAGGCCTGGGCGCGCCCCTCATGAAGCTGGGCGCGGCGCTGGCATTGGGTGGCGTCGTCCAGATGCTCTCGCCCCAGCAGCGCGGCCTCTCCGCCAAGGACGGCCCCGACAACGGTGCCAGCTACAACTTCAACGGCCCGGTGAATACCACCGCCCAAGGCAACCCGGTGCCGCTGCTCTACGGTCGCATGATCGTCGGCAGTGCGGTGATCTCGGCCGGCATCTACGCCGAGGACCAGACATAGGCATCACGCCATTTTCCGCACACGAAGCCCCGCCGCGCGCGGGGCTTTTTCTTTTGTGAGCACGACGCATGCGCGACATCATTGGCTACGGCGGCGGCAAGGATGGGGGTGGGGGCAGCGCGCCCACGGAAAGCCCCGACAGCCTTCACTCCATCGCATACGCGCGCGTCCTGGACCTGGTATCCGAGGGCGAAATCGGCGGTCCAGTGAATGGGCTGCAGAGCATATTTCTCGACGGCACGCCGCTGGTGAATGCTGACGGCTCGAGCAACTTCCAGAACGTGTCCGTTGATGTGCGGCTGGGCACGCAAGACCAGGACTACATCGCGGGTTTTCCGTCGGTCGAGAACGAAACCTCGATCGGTGTCACGCTGACCACGGCGGTGCCGTGGTCGCGAGCGGTGACGAACACGCAGCTGTCGGCCATTCGCATCCGTCTTTCTGTGCCGGCGCTCTCGCAGGCTAACACCAGCAACGGCGATATCACCGGATACCGCGTCGAATATGCCATTGACCTGGCGACCGATGGGGGCTCCTATCAGCAGGTGCTGTCCGCCGCCTTCGATGGCAAGACGACCAACAAATACGAGCGCTCCCATCGCGTTGATTTGCCGCATGCTGCGACGGGCTGGGCGGTGCGCGTGCGCCGCGTCACGCCGGAGGCGAACAGCAACACGATCGCGGACACCACCGTCGTGGAGTCCATCACCGAGGTGATCGACGCCAAGCTGCGCTACCCCAACAGCGCCCTGGTGGGACTGCGGGTGGACGCGCGCCAGTTCAACAGCGTGCCGGCACGGTCATTCGAGCTTTTCGGCCGCATTATCCGGGTGCCCTCGAACTACGACCCAGCGACGTGCACGTATACCGGGGTGTGGGACGGCACGTTCCAGACTGCCTACTGCAACAACCCGGCATGGGTGTTTTACGATCTGGTGCTGCATCAGCGCTATGGCCTGGGCCATCGCGTCAATGCCGCCATGATCGACAAGTGGTCGCTTTACCAGATCGGCCAGTACTGCGACCAGCTGGTGCCGGATGGCAGGGGCGGCCAGGAGCCGCGCTTCACCTGCAACTGCTACCTGCAATCGCGTGCGGACGCCTACAAGGTGCTGCAGGACTTGGCCTCGATCTTCCGTGGCATGGCTTACTGGGCGTCGGGCGTGGTGGTGGCGTGTGCCGACATGCCGCAGGACCCGGTGTACACCTTCACCGCGGCCAACGTGGAGGACGGCAAGTTTTCCTATGCCGGTAGTGGGCTGAAGGCGCGCAAAACGGTGGCGCTGGTCTCGTGGAACGATCCGGCGGATCAGTACCGGGCCAAGGTCGAGTACGTCGAGGACCAGGACGGCATCGCGCGCTACGGCGTCCAGCAGACCGAGGTGACGGCATTTGGTTGCACGTCGCAGGCCCAGGCGAATCGGGCTGGGAAGTGGATCCTGCTGACGAGCCGGCTCGAAACCGAGACGGTCACGTTCAAGGTGGGACTGGATGCGGCCCTGGTAGCGCCCGGCTCGATTGTGCGGATTGCCGATCCCGCGCGGGCTGGCCGGCGCATTGGCGGCCGTGTTCGCGCTGCCGCCGGGCGCACTGTCACGCTCGACAAGGTGGACCAGGCCGCCGCCGGCGACACCTTGACCGTTATCCTGCCATCGGGCGTGGCGCAGACCCGCACGGTCTCCGCGGTCGATGGTGATGCGCTCACGGTGTCGGACGACTGGAGCGAGCCTGTCCAGCCGGAGGCAGTGTGGGCGATCGAGAGCGCGACGCTGAAGACGCAGCTATTCCGCATCCTGGACGTCAGCGAGTCCGACGGCATCACGTGCGAGATCAGCGCGCTGCACCACGAGCCCGGCAAGTACGCCAACATCGACAACGGCACGCGCATCGAGACGCGACCGGTGACGGTCATCCCGCCATCGGTGCAGCCGCCGCCGACCAACGTCGGCTTCGACACCTATTCGGTGATCGACCAGGGCATCGCCTCGACCACGATGGTGATCCAGTGGACGGCCGCGGACAAGGCGGTTGCCTACGACGTGGACTGGCGCCGCGACAACAGCGAATGGGTGAGCTTGCCGCGCACGGGATCCTGCAGCGTCGAGGTTCGCGGCATCTATGCCGGCACCTACCTGGCCCGCGTGCGCGCGGTGAACGCGCTGGATGTGAAATCGATCCCGGCCTACTCGGTCGAGACGGCGCTGCAGGGCAAAACCTCGCCGCCGCCGGTGGTGAGCTCGCTGGTGGCCACCGGCCTGATCTTTGGCGTCCGGCTGGATTGGGGCTTCCCCACCGGCCCGCTGGACGTGGAGCGCACAGAGATCTGGTACGGCCAGACCAACAGCCGGGACGACGCGATCAAGCTGGGTGACTTTGCTTTCCCGCAAAACACCCACACGCTGATGGGGCTCTCGGCCGGGGCGCGCCTGTACTTCTGGGCGCGCCTGGTCGACAAGAGCGGAAATATCGGCGCCTGGTATCCCGCGGGCATCGGTGTTGCGGGTCAGGCCAGTGCGGACGCCGACCAGATCCTCGACTACCTGGCTGGCCAGATCGGCAAGACGCAGCTGGCGCAGGACCTGCTCTCGGAGATCCAGTCGTTTGCGCCGCCGTTCGCGGGGTCGGAGGATGACTATGCCGGTTCGGTCCAGATCTTTGCCGGCATCCAGTCCATCCAGTCGCTGCAGCAGGAAGGCGATATGGCGCTGGCGCAGCAGCAGACGACGCTGCAGGCCCAGATCGGCGAGAACACGGCGCTGGTGCAGACCACGGCGTCGGCCATGGTCGCGCTCGATGGGAAGATCTCGGCCAGCTACACCATCAAGGTGGGGGTGACTGAGGACGGGAAGTACTACGGCGCCGGGATGGCGATTGGGATCAGCAACGAGACCGGGGCCGTCCAGTCACAGGTGCTTTTCCAGGCCGACCGCTTCGGCCTGATCAACCTCGTCAACGGCAATGTGACCACGCCGTTCGTCATCGAAGGTGGCCAGACCTTCATCAGCCAGGCATTGATCGGAAAGGGCTGGATCACGAATCTCATGATCGGCGATGTCATCCAGTCGGACAACTTCGTGGCTGGTCAAACGGGGTGGCGCCTGAACAAGGCGGGCACCTACGAAAACAACGGCACGGGCGAGGGAGGGAGGCGCGTGGATACCAACATGCTCACGCAGATCTACTGGCCCAACGGGCAGTTGGCTGTTCGTTTGGGGATCTGGTAATGCCGGTCGGTCTGGAAATCTACAACGCCGCCGGCGTTCGCACCTTCAGTACAAATGATCGTGTCGGGCGTGTGCTGGGCAGCGTCTCCACCGGAACCATCGATGGTTCCATTTCACATCAGGAGCTGACAAATGGTCAGGCGTTTTGCAATGTTATTCCGTTGGGTTCAATCCCTGGCCCGGGCGACTCGCCACTGGCAATCGCGGAGGTCACGATTGTCGGTGGCACGATTCGTTGGGCCTTTCCGGCGTGGTCCGCTGCTGTTGGTGCTCAGCGCGCTAACAGTGTGCTTGTTTTCGGGGTGTTCTGATGGTGGTGATGGGGAGGGGGAAATGCCGGCTGGCTTGACGGTGTACGGTGAACATGGCTTCGTCCAGATCACGGAGTCCTATTCCAACCTCGCTTTCCGGCAGAAGGCCGTCATCACGCTGGGCGCAAATGGGCGGGGCTCCTACAGCTTCAACGCCACGCTGCCGATGGTCTGCGTGCGCTCTTCCAGCCCGGTGGCTCTGCTTGGCTCGGTCAACAACGGCACATCCTGGACGCTCACGCTCAACGGCACGCCGGGCGCTACCGTCACGGCATACGTGTTCGATGAGCCGGTGCCCATTGGCAGCAATTTCGGCCTGCAGGTCTACAAGCAGGACGGCACGCTCGCGTTCGATTCGAACATGAACTACATGAAGATCGTTGGCGTGCTGTCGCCGCCTGGCGGTGCGCCTGGCTACAACCAGACATGGGAATCGAACCCGCTGCCAGCCGGAGCCTACGCCGCATGCGTCTCCTATACGCGCATGGGGATCTACAGCATCCCCGGCTCGGACGTGATCTTTGTGGCGGACCATGTGTACACCACGGCGACAGGCGGAGGCCTGCGGCTGCAGGGCTACGCTACCAAAGGCATTTGGGACCAGGGCGACGGCAATGGCTTGCAGATCGAATCGGGTCGCGCTCCGCAGGTGGTGCTGGTCGACGTATCGCTGCTGTAGCTCTGGCCACCAGGCCTCCAACGTGTCACCGCCCATCGAGGCGGCTTTTTTTTGCCCGCCTCGAGCGGGCTTTTTCATTTTCGGGGAACTACATGTCTGAACCAATCAGCGGCGGTGCCGCGGCAGCAGCGGGCGGTGCGGCCGCCTTCAAGGCGGTGGGCGGCGTCGCTGGCGTAGCAGCCGGCGCGAGCGGGCTGGCCGCGTTTGTGGTCATGCTCATGATGCGGCCGCGCAGCACGGGAGAATGGGCCGTCGCGCTCATCTCGACGGTGGTGTCGAGCGTGGGCGGCGGAGCGGCGGTGGTCCAGCACTTCGGGTTGCACGGCTGGACGGTCGATTACATCGGTCTGGTGGCGCTGTTCGGCCTGGTCTTTGCCTGTGGGTTGCCAGGCTGGGCGGTGGTGCGCTGGCTGTTCAACTTCATTGAGCGCCGGCGCGACAAGGATGCGCTGGAGGTGGTGGACGAGGTGCGGAAGGAGTTCACGCAATGATCACGCCCGCTATCCTCCACGCCATCATGCCCGGTGCCGGCCGGCGGGCGGACGTGTTCGCGCTGCCGCTCGGTGATGCCGCCCAGCGCTTCGGCATCGACACGCCGGCGCGCGTGGCCGCGTGGCTCGCCCAGGTCGCGCACGAGTCGGGGCAACTGATCTACACGCGCGAGATCTGGGGCCCGACGCCCACGCAGATGCGCTACGAGGGTAGGGCCGACCTCGGCAATACGCAGCCGGGCGACGGCAAGCGGTTCATGGGCCGTGGGCTGATCCAGATCACCGGGCGCAAGAACTACCTGCTGTGCGGGCTGGGGTTGCACCTGGATCTGCTCTCCATGCCGGCGCTGCTCGAGCAGCCGGATGCGGCCGCCGCCTCGGCTGGCTGGTACTGGCAGGCGCACGGGCTGGACCGATTCGTGGATGCCGGGGACTTCATCGGCCTCACGCGGGCCATCAACGGCAGCACGAACGGGCTGGCCGATCGGCAGCAGTTCTGGGCGCGCGCGAAGGCGGCGCTGGGGGTCAAGGCATGATCGACATCATCAAAGCCATCTTCGCCACGCCGCAGCGCATTGCCGTCTTCGCCGTGCTGGTCGTCCTGGCGCTGGCCGGCGGGTCGGTGTGGATCTACCGCGGCGAGCGGGACGCAGCGCGCGCCGAGCTCGTGCAGGCAAAGACCGATCTGGGTAAGGCCACGGAAACCAACAAGACGCTAGCCGGCTCGGTGGCCACCCAGAACGCCGCGGTGGCAGACCTGCAAGCGCAGGCCAAGCTGCGACAGTATCAGGCGGCCAAGGCGGATGCCGATGCCCAGGTGAAGCAGTCGAAATACGGCCTGTTGGCTGGCCGCATACAGGCGCAGGCGCCAGGGGTGGACCAGTGCGTATCGCTGCACGGGCTGCGGCAGACGTTCGTCAGGGGCCAGCCATGATCCGTGCGCTGATGCTGTGCTTGCTGCTGGCCGGATGCGCGGCCGCGCCAGCGGTGATCGAAAAACCGGTGGAGGTGAAGGTGCCTATCGCGGTGCCGTGCCAGGCGCCGGAGATCCCAGAGCCGGACTGGCCGTTGGCGCAGGTGCCGGAGACGGCCAGCGACTTCGAGTGGTACCGGGCGGCACTGGCCGAGCTGGCGCTGCGGGTGGGGTATGAGGTCAGGCTGCGGGCGGCCGCCGCGGCATGCCGGTAGCGAAATCGCGGATTCCGCCGGCGAGCCTGGCCCTGGCCGGCATGGGGACTTCTGGGTAACTGACAAGTACGAAATTGTGCAGGACGGCACAAGATTGGTAGCGTGCGTCGCCGAATTTTTCAATTAAATCAGGTGGTTAGATGAGCTATCAAGGCTACGAACCAAGGGGTCGTGGGTTCGAATCCTGCCAGCCGCACCATCTATTACAGTGACGATGCAAGCAATGGCCCGGAGAGTTGTCGCTCTCCGGGCCGTTTTTTTTTGCGCGACCCGCTTCGTTGGCGTCAGGCCAGCCGAGACCCGTCCAGCACCCAGAACGCCCAGACGGCAAGAAAGGGCATGGCGCACAGCCAGCGAAGACGCCACCCATGTCTTGTGGCAAACAACGCGCAGAGTGCCAGCACGCTGCTCGCCCACAGCGCGGCGACCGAGACCAGATAATGCGCCTGCGATTGGTATGCCCACATGGCGGCGGCGGGTCCGGCGGCGTCAAACGGATACGCTTCCGGTGCAGTCCAGGCATTCCAGAAGTCGATTGGCATCAGCGCGGCGATCAGACCGGGCATGATTGCCGCCGCTATCTTAATAGCGAACTTCCAGTTCCATGTCTTTCGCATAATATAAAAACTCTTTGGCAAACGCTTCCATCGAATTCGTAAGATCGATGCATCCAATGGAACCCGGGAACCAGCCGCCATGAATTGTAAAATTGCTGCGTCCGTAGACCTCAGTCCCGGGGTATGGCAGCAGACCTACGCGCCGGGTGCCCCAGGCCATCGTACAGCCTGGCCATCTTCCGGCCTTGATCTTGATGATGTTGAGCAGGCAAGCGGCTCGATTGAATATCCCGGTGTCTTCCCAGCGCTGGAAGTCCCGTTGCAGGGCCGTATATTTTCCTTCGGGGATTGGCCCCACATCTTTTTTCGTCTGATGGATCGGTGCGGTATGGCCTTGTTTTCCTGAGGTCGCTGGCCAGAATCTCATATTTCGACCCTCGACCCACTTCAGGTGCTTGCCGTCGAAGAACAACCGTGCCCTGCGGTTCTGGATCCGCCGATCCATCTCGTCGAGTTCCAGCATCTTGACGATTTCACGCGGCGTCAAGGAGGTTTCGGGCAGGGAGAAGGCGGATCTTTCTCTCAGCAGATCTTCGAATGCTTGCCTCAGGCGCTGGTTGCTGTCGATCTCGTATTCCAGATGGCTCATGGGTAGATTCCAGATAGTCCGGCTTTAGGAACATATGTATATGCTGGCTTTGGTAGCGCGCCCGCTCGCTATGGCTGGCCATTTGACTGGAATCGGTGTGAAGAGTAAATCTGACAAATTCCAAAAATAAGGACTCTCAGGGGATTCTTCGAATCAAGGACCGACGTCGACGCGATTGCCGGAAGAAGGCTGTAGGGCGGCGTCATAGCCAGGCTTCCACGTACGGGAATCGAAAGTGTCCGCTCATGTGTATTGGTTGGTCCGATCGTCCGCCTTCCCACACCGACAGCCTCCCAAGCCGATTGCGGTAACATGCGGCCACCGTTTTTTGCCAAAGGAGAGAAAATGTCCCACCGACGCGTATTGCTGTCCGCCGCGCTGGCGCTGGCGGTTTCATGGCTCGCGGGATGCGCCAGCGGCGTCAGTCCGGAGTCCATCCAGGCGAGGGAGCCGGTGCGCGTGCACTCGGCGGCCAGCCCGGCCGCGCTGGTGGCGTGCCTGAAGGGCCGGCTGGGCGATGACGCCAACGTGGTGTCGTATCCCGAGCCGGGCAGGGTGGATATCCGCATCGGCAGTACCGACAATTCCGAGTACAGGTATTACCACCTGGTCAGCCTGCGCCGGGGCGGGGAAGGCACGGAAGTGGAGATCCGCAGCGCGGACGAATGGCATCCGCTGCTCAGTGGCGGCCGCGTGCGCGGCATGGTCGAGGACTGCGCGCCGGCGAAGACGCGCTAG